TGGAGCGGGTCTGTAAAGCGGCAAGACGGCGAGGCGGCGGACGGGTATGCAGAATGATTTACAGAACACCGCCTTTTTCGTGAGGCAACCCTTCCGGATGGAGGATTTGATCCGCCCTCATCGGCTGGATCAACGGCAACCGTTTGTAATTGAAAAAATCATTGACCTCGCACGAATCGACTTTGAGAACCTTGTTACCGATCTATGCGTCGACCGCTGGTTCATTGAGGAAAACAAATGGATCTGCCGTGTCGATAAGGATGGCGTGTGGCATTGCCTTTTGGTTCTGCAGCGAGGCAAAACGGATGGTGTGTTGATCATGCCGGACGGCACGGATTATCCAAAATTCGCCGCCTACTATCCGGGAAAGGAGCTTAGGAATGAATAACAGCTTTCCTCATAAAGAGATCGTCCTTCGGCTGCGGGAGCAATACCCATCAGGGGCACGCGTCGAGCTTGTCCGCATGAACGATCCCTACAGTAAACTAAAGCCCGGCGATCAAGGAACCGTCGCGTCTGTGGATGATATTGGCACCGTCTTTGTGAATTGGGATTGCGGTTCGTCGCTCGGCGCGGCCTATGGAGAGGACGTGATCAGGCGGCTGTAAACCGCCCAAATGTACACAAATCCCTCCGCAAAAGCTTGTTGAAAAATCAGCGGTAATCCCCACACAATTGCCTTGCTATCCTGTGCATTCAGAGTGATTAATGTACCTGCGAAAAGCAAAACACACTTTGAAAGGCAGGTAGCAAGCATGTTTACAGAGAGATTCGGGATCGAGGTTGAGTTCACCGGCATCACCAAAACTCAGGCGGCAAAGGTTGCTGCGGAGTTTCTAGGCGGCAGGATTGGCACAGGGCAGGACGTCATCGGGCCGGACGGGCGCACATGGAAGTTCGTTAACGACGGCAGCATCACGACGCAAAAAAAGGAACGCGGGCGGATCGTCAACGCAGGCAGCGAGTACAGCGTCGAGCTGGTAAGCCCCATCCTCACCTACCGCGAGGATATCGACACCTTGCAGGAGTTGATTCGCAGGCTTCGCAAGGCGGGCGGTTTCGCCAACACCTCCTGCGGCATCCACATCCACTTGGACGGCGCGCACCACACGCCGCGCAGCATCCGCAACTTCATGAACATCATCGCCAGCAAAAATGACCTTTTCTACAAAGCGTTGCAGATTGCGCCGGACAGGATGCGGTATTGTAAAAAGATGGACGCGGCGCTGGTTGAGCGGATGAACCGCAGGAAACCCAAGACCATGGCGGCCATCGAGAGCGTTTGGTACGAAGGATACAACGGCGGCAGGAGCACCCACTACCACAGCAGCCGGTATCATTTTTTGAACCTGCACAGCTTTTTTAACGGGAATCATACGGTGGAACTTCGGGGTTTCAACAGTGAGCTTCACGCGGGTAAAATACGCAGTTACATTGTCCTTGCCTTGGCGCTTAACCATCAGGCGCTGACGCAAAAATGCGCCAGCAGCAAGAAACCGCAGGTTGAAAACGAGAAATTCGCCATGCGCACCTACCTCAACCGCATCGGGCTGATCGGAGAGGAATTTGCAAACTGCCGTGAGCACCTTTGCAAGCACCTCGACGGAAATGCAGCGTGGCGATTTCGGATGGCGGCATAGATAAAGCGGGCTAACGGGGGCGGGCAACCGCCCCCTGCGGCGGCATGCCGGTCGGTCGGATGGTTTATTGGCTTTTATGAATAAGGCGCGCCCCGGGGCACCCTGCGGGCGGTCAGCGCAAGGAAGGAAGGTTTCTATGAATAAGGAAAATGGCACGATTTATTTGGCATATGGAAGCAATCTCAATATGAAACAAATGGCGCAGCGTTGCCCCACCGCAAAGGTGCTGGGCGGCGCGAAACTCACCGGCTATCAGCTTTTGTTCCGGGGCGGGGGCGGCGGCGCGGTAGCAACCGTCGAGAAAGAAAAGAACGGCAGCGTTCCGGTGCTGCTTTGGGAAATCACGCCCCGGGATGAGGCGGCGCTCGACCGGTACGAGGGATACCCGCGGCTCTACCGCAAGGAAACGGTCAAGGTGCGGCTCAAGGGTAAATGGATTGAAGCGATGGTGTATATCATGAACGAAGGCTGGCCCCTCGGCGTACCGAGCCGGTATTACTACGATGTGATAAGGGAAGGATATATGGATGCAGGTTTCGACCTTTCCATCCTTGCCAAGGCAGTACGCGATTCCAAGCGTTCTATATTTATTATAAGGAAGGAAGAGGTGTAACGATGGGCAAGATACCGCTCATTACCGATAGGATTGTGGAGCAGATCACAGCAATCCGGGAATCCGGCGTGATCAATATGTTTGACGCCAAAGGCGTGCAGCACGAGGCGCATCGCAGGCAGTTCTATGAGCTGGTGGTACTGATTGAGGAATATCCCGAGAGGTATTCAGAGTTCATCCTGACAGGCAAGCGCTAAAGCTTTCGCCGCAGGCAAATCGGGAATAGGAATCCATTTGAGAGAGAGCTTCCTCGGAGGCTCTTTTCTTATGCCGAAAAAGTACATAATCCATACTTACAATCTTCTGCACATTTGCGGTGAGAATTGCCTTGCTATCCCCACGCCTCAGAGGTATCATGTGTCCCACTAAAGGCAACCATTGGAGGGGTTTTCATGAAAGAGATTGATTGTAGGACGGTTTACGCCCACACATTTATTGAAATCGAAAATGAAATGACCTATGCGCCCCGGGGCGCACGCATGACTGTCCATATTACCGAGCAGGGCAACGGTTATGCTTTGAAGGCAGGCGACGAGGTTTGCTACAAGAAGAAAAACATGCGGCTCAGTCCCTTCCACAAGGACGCGGGCACATGGGTGGACGGACGGGGCTACGATCAGGATGGCCTGCGTGTCGTGCGGGATTTTCTGATCGGCCTTCACCGGTGCGATTTCAAGTTCATCGTGCGCATCGTGTAAGGAGGGACGGAAATTGAAAACCATTAAAATAGAATGTCCGAAATGCGGCGGCACGGGGCTTTATCAGGGAATTTGCGAAAGGGACGGCGCTGCCGTTGTCTGTTATGCCTGCAAGGGTTCCGGTGCAGTCACCTTTTCATACAACGAATTTACCGGTCGGAAGCGAAGGAATAACGTGCGCCGGGTTTATGAGTCGGGCGGTGGTTATGTGATATCCGCTGAGGATAAAACGCTGGACAACGGCGAAACCATCCGGTTTTCGCAGTTTGGATGTGGATACGAGGAGTGGTTGGCCGGGTGCCCGCCTCTTCCCATCAAGGACTTGTACTGTCCTAATTTACTGTGCCATGATAATCTCGTTGAGGGATGTGAAGATTGCAGGGTGGGCAGTTACATTTACGAATGTCCTCATTATGCGAACAGAGCGGCCTGCTGGGAGCAGTACGAAAAAGCCAAGACGGTTTAAATCAAAAGGGTTTCTGCGGAGGCTCTTTTTTCATGCCGGAAGCGCCGGAAACGTACACAATTTTCCTCCATTATCTTTTGTACATTTGCGGCGCGAATTGCCTTGCTATCCCCACACCCCAGAGGTATCATGTGACCTGCCAAAGGGGCAGACACCAAAAACAGGAGGGCACGAGGATGAAAAAGCACACGATAAAAGCGAAATATACGCGCGATGGATGGGTCGACGGCATGATAGACGGGTTCCGGTTTCAGGCGAAAGTTTTCGATGAGAGTTCCCGCTTCGGCATCAACGAAGGTCGCGTGAGCAAGCTGATGATTTGGGATGAAAGCAAGCGGCAGGCCGACGCGAATATTTTTAAGGCCAGCATTCTTAATTACGACAGAGGTTGGGACATCAAACCGACGAAAGCCGCCGATAAGGAAATACTGGCCGCCGTACTGGAATGCCTGGGCGACTTACCCACCGCTGAATTTTGGGAGACGATTGCCGCACAAGAGCCGTTTCGCGCTGCGGTGCGTTTGAAAGACGGTCATGTAATCAACGCGCGGATTCGCGTCGACGTCGATGGATGGGGTACGATACAGGATTATTTGACCGGCAACTGGCACGGCAAACTTGACCCGATAGCGATTCGGGATTTACTGGAGCGGGCGAAATAGAATTAGGCGGAAACCGCTAAGGAGCTTCTGAGGAGGCTCTTTTTTCATGTTGAAGGCGCTGGAAATGTACACAATTCCCCTCCATTATCTTCTGTATATTTGCGGGGCGAATTGCCTTGCTATCCCCATACCCCAGAGGTATCATGTGACCTGCCAAAGGCAAACAGCCATTTATACGGAGGAAACGAAAATGAGAAACGACTTGACGATGAAAGAGCTAAAGCTGCACACGCTGATCGGTGACGTTCAGGAATGCGCGATGTCCGGTATGAATAAACGGCAGATCCGCCGGTTGCTGGAAACGAGATACGTCAATCTTGATACCGACATCACCGAGGACGAATTCACCGAGGTTCTTGACCGCGAATACAAAAAGGTCATGGAACGGTGCAATTCAAAATAACCCCAAGTAACGGCAAAAACAATATGAGGAGCCTCGAAAGAGGTTCCTTTTTTCTTTGCCCATTTTTAGAAAGGAGGCGGCGGCGCTGCGGAAGCTCAAGCGATACAAGCCCACGGGGTTCATGGCGAATGGTTCAGTATACAACAAAGAGGCGGCGGATGTCGCCGTTTCTTTTATCAATTGCTTGAAGCATACGAAGGGCGAATGGTATGGTCTGCCTTTTGAGCTGATCGACTGGCAGGAGCAGATCATACGCGATATTTTTGGCATCTTGAAGCCGAATGGGTATCGCCAGTTTAACTCGGCCTACATTGAAATCCCCAAAAAACAGGGAAAATCAGAACTTGCGGCAGCTGTCGCCCTGCTTTTGACCTGCGGGGATTTTGAGCATGGCGGTGAGGTATACGGCTGCGCATCTGATCGGCAGCAAGCGTCCATCGTGTTTGACGTGGCGGTCGACATGGTGGAACAGTGCCCCGCGCTCAAAAGCCGGATTAAGCCCAT